AACGATTCGACTTCTATCATCGTGTGGAAGAACGTGTTCGTTTTGACCTTGACTTGTTTAACAAGATTACAAAAGGTGGTTTACCTGTTAAGACTTTGAATATTGCTTTGGCAGGTACAGGCGTTGGCAAATCTTTGTTTATGTGTCATGTGGCTGCCGCCTGTATCAGTCAAGGTAGAAATGTTTTGTATATCACACTTGAGATGGCAGAAGAAAGAATTGCAGAACGTATTGATGCTAATCTTTTGAACATCGATATACAAGAATTGCACACAATCAGTAAACAAGATTATGACCGCAAGTTTGATGTGTTAAGAAGTAAGACACAAGGTAAACTAATCATTAAAGAATATCCAACTGCTTCGGCTTCTACATTACATTTCAGGTCTTTGTTACAAGACTTGCATCTAAAGAAGAACTTTAAACCAGAAATTATCTTTGTTGACTATCTGAATATCTGTTCATCTGCTCGTATGAAACCTGGTAATAGTGTTAACAGTTACACATACATCAAGGCGATTGCTGAAGAATTGCGTGGTCTTGCTGTTGAGTTTGCTGTGCCAATTGTTAGTGCGACACAAACGACAAGAAGTGGTTTTACGAATAGTGATCCAGGTCTTGAAGATACAAGTGAATCGTTTGGTCTGCCTGCAACTGCCGACTTTATGTTTGCTTTGATTACAACTGAAGAACTAGAACAACTTGGCCAGATTATGGTTAAGCAATTGAAGAATCGTTATTCAGACCCAAATAACTATAAACGATTTGTAATTGGTATTGACCGTTCTAAGATGAAGTTATTTGATGCTGAACCTGATGCACAGAATGGTATCGTTGATAGTGGTACCGATATACCAGATAAACCTTTAAACACTTTTGGTAATCGTGAAAGAAAATTCAATAGTAAATTTGAGGGAGTGAGAGTTTAATGAAATTGGTAAATTTAAATCGTGAATTTCCAAAAGAGAAACGCAAAAAAGATTTATTGGAAATTATTGATACATTTCGACAAAGAATTGTTGATGATGAAGTGGAAGAATTCGTTATTGCTTCCATGGATCCAAATGATGGTGAAGTTGTAATTACAGTTTGTTGCCAAGATTATGTGGGTGCAGTAGGCCTCTTTGAGATTGGTAAAAATATATTGTTTCAAACTAGTGCAGAAGAATGAGTTTAAATAAAGAACAGGCACTTCATTGTGCAAAAGCATTTTCAGATTATTTCGATAAGTTTTCCCGTATCGATGAGTATATGCGGGAACAAAAACTTAATTCGTTGGCTGAAAGACCTTTTGTTTTACCTGGATGTGGTCCTGAAGAAGATTTATTTTCCGACTTTTCTATATCGCCAATGGATATGGATTTTGAAATCGTATTGATGGAACAGGAAAGATGGGCATCATACCTTGATATCATTTCTTCCCATAACAACCTTTCAAGTCCAGGTAAATCATTACGCTTTGGTGTCTTAGAAAAGAATACAAACAAATGGGTCGGATTCATTCGCCTTGGGTCTCCAACGATTATGATGAAGCCTCGTAATCTCATGCTTGGAGAAGTTTTTACGAACACTCCAGAGGGTGCCAAATCGTTTAATAACACAACGATTATGGGTTTCGTTATCGTGCCTTCTCAACCGTTTGGGTATAACTACCTTGGTGGTAAGTTACTTGCGGCAATTTGTTGTTCACATGAAGTTCGGAATTTGTTGAATGACAAATATAAAATGAATACTTGCTTGTTTGAAACTACAAGTCTTTATGGTTCTTCAAAGTCATCATCACAATATGATGGTATGAAACCATATCTAAGATTCAAAGGTCTTACAGATTCAGATTTTTTACCAATGATGCACGGCAAACCATACGATGATATCAGAGATTATGTGGAGAAGATTAATGGTGGACCGATTGTACCAGAAGATGCATCAAGTCGTAAGCTAAAGATATCAAATACCATTATTGCTATGACAAAGGCTGCATTGAAACCACATAAAGATGAATATGATGCCTTTGTTACTACTATCAATAATGCTAAGAGTCTAACAGAACAAAAGAGATACTTTGCTTCAAACTATGGTTTTAAGAACTATGTTGATGTGGTTCTTGGAAGAACTGATAAGTTGATACCAGATGAAAACTATGACAAGTTTCACATGGAGAAGATTGTGGACTGGTGGAAACAGAAGGCCACCAATCGGTTTGAGAATCTAAAGACAGAAGGTCGTTTAAGAACAGAACAAGAGGTCTGGACCAGCGGGAAAGTGCTTGACATTATTCGTTAAATGCGGTAGGATAAATACCTAATAAACAATTTAGGTATTTAAAATGAAAATCCCAACGAAAGTTAATGTAGATACAGAAGGAAAAGTTTCTGGTGCAGGCTCTGAAGTAACTGCTCTCGCAGAGAGTTTACAGGCCTATGCTTGTGCAACAAGACAACATCTTGGTAAAGACTTAATAGATGTTGCACAGATTACAGACAAAACAATTTCTGATGCCGATTGTGATAGAACATTAAAACAATGCATGGCTGGTTTGGATGAGAATTGGTTTAGAAGTGTTATTTTAACTGCTAACTTAATTTTCAAAGAAGTTCCTGGTGCTAAAACTGGTAAGAATTTTAAATTTTACCGTGGTGGAAAATTAGTTGATTCGATTTATAATGAATGGCGCAATCATAAAAAAGGTAGTGGTATTACAGGTGATGATAAATGGAATCCTGCTGACATTTGGATGATTAAAAAGACTTTCAAATTTAAAACTGGTTGGAAAACTTTAGCGGAATATAATCGTTATGTCTTTGATGAATTTGCACACACTAACATGATAGGCATTTCATTAAAGAAAATTGGACCGAAAGATACACCACATTCTAAAATTTTTAATAATGGTAAACCACTTGTTGCTCAATATACAGGTGTCAAACTTGGTATGAATATGACAGATTCAAAAGACATTTACATACAATATAAAGCTGAAAATAATCCAGGTGAAGTTCAACTGAGAAACTTTTCAAGTCGACCAGTTCCATCTTCATGGCAAGGTGAAATTAAAGGTAAAGCAGCTGCAGGTGGTAAAATTGGTGGTGGTATTATTTTCGAAGGTGCAATTGACATTGGTGTTCAAAGAACAAAATTAACATTACCACAACAAACACCTATTGATAAACCGTCAGATGCTGATTTCAAAAAATTTGCAATGATGTTCAAAGAATTATCTGGTTCAAAAGAGAAAGTAGAAACTCTAACAGTTCAGGCAAAAGCTGGACATAGAAAAGATAAGACTTGGTGGATGTCTAAGTATATTGGAATCAATTTAGTTTATACAGTATTAAAAGAAAAGAAAATGGATAATTTATGTGCATACATTTTTCAATACGCTTCATCAGCAACAAAAAATAGTAGCATTTTCATAAAGTATAGTTAAAATGAAATTCAAAGAATTTTTAACAGAAGCAACGGCAACAGGTAAGAATTTACACCTTGAACATATTGAGGATGAAATTCTTAACCGTGGTGTATCTGGTGGCCGTGATGCCATTAATTTCCTACAATCACTAAGAGATATGTTGGCTGGTCATGCACAATCTAAAGTGAATATTACTACGAAATGGGACGGTGCGCCTGCTGTATTTTGTGGTATCAATCCAGAAAATGGTAAGTTCTTTGTTGGCACTAAAGGTGTTTTCAATAAAAATGCCAAGTTGAATTACACCGATGAAGATATTGATAACAATCACCCATCAGAAGGTCTCAATGCAAAATTAAAAGTTGCTTTGCGTTACCTGCCTAAGTTAGGCATTAAAGGTGTATTGCAAGGTGATATGATGTTCTCTAAAGGTGATTTAAAGAAACAAACAATTGATGGTGAAAACTATATCACATTTCAACCAAATACAATTGTCTATGCTATACCAGCAAATTCAAAACTCGCTGCTTCAATGCAAGCTGCACAAATAGGTATTGTATTTCATACTTCATATACAGGTAAAAAAATTGAAGATATGAAGGCATCATTCAACATCGATATTGGTAGATTATCAGCAACAAAAGATATTTGGTTTCGTGATGCATCATTTGTTGATGCTTCTGGTTCAGCAACATTCACAGAAGATGAAACAAAAGACCTGACTGGCATTTTATCGCAAGCAGGTAGAATGTTTCAAACAATTTCATCTTTAACAATTAATCGTATTGCATCTAATGAAACTATCAGAGTTCAGATTGCAACATTCAATAACACCAAAGTTCGTTCTGGTGAAAGAATTAAAGATACACAAAAACATACAGCAGAGTTAATTAAAACAATTGAAGCAAAATTAAATCAACACGTTCTTGATGCAAAAAAAGAAGATACGAAAAAGAAAAGAGTTGCTGAGAAGAATGAAGTTATGCGGTTCTATCGTAGTAGTGCATCAGAATTGCGTAAGGTATTTGACTTTATGAATTTCATTGTTGATGCTAAGTTGAAAATCATTCGCAAGTTGGAAACTATTCGTGATGTTGGTACATTCATTAGAACCGATGATGGTTTTAGAATTACTGCACCAGAAGGTTTCGTTGCAGTAGATAGATTAAAAGGCAATGCAGTTAAGTTGGTTGATAGATTAGAATTTGCACACGCCAACTTTAATGCAACTAAGAATTGGGACAAATAATGGCAGATAAAAAATTCGATTTAAATTCCATTATGGCCGAATATGGCGATAATGATTTTGGTTTCACAGCAATAGATGAAGATGAATACAACTCTGTTATTGCCGAAAAAGAAGAAACTGTTGAAGAATATAAGGCACGGTTGCATGAAGTAGAAAAGTTAATTCTACCATTTTTAACTAAACTATTGCAAACATCCGACCAACCGATTATCAAGTGGCCTAATCGTAAGGTAACACTTGAAACACAAATTCAAAAAATTCTAAACCTAACTAGAGGATGAAATGATAGTTCGTGCTGTAAGAAGGTTGAGAGAAAAGGTAGAAAAAGACATTCTACCTAAAGCCGGTGCAGGTCAATGGGGTACCGATGAGTTGAAAAATACTTATCTAAAAGATACACCAGGTCAAAAGATTGCCAGGTTTAAGGACTACAAACGACATAAGTAATTATTTAACTGATTGGAATATTATGAAAGATTTGATTATAGGTGCTTGCACCAATTATGATTGGGACAAATTAAAGTTTTGGGTTAACTCAATTAACAGAAGTGGCTTTGATGGCGACAAAGTTATGATTGCCTTCAATATACGTTATGATACTATTGAGAAGTTAAACAAAGCTGGTTTCCAAGTTATTCTTCCAGGCAAACAGGATGATGCGAATAATCAATTCGTCTATCAATCAAACTTGCCAATTCATGTGGAACGATTCATCCACATTTATAACTATCTACAAACACACGATGAATATCGGTATGTAATTACAACCGATGTGAAAGATGTTATCTTCCAACACAACCCATCTGAAGCAATAGACCAAGAATTAGGTGCAAGACAACTGTACCTATTTGCTTCTGAAAGTATGTATTATAAAGATGAACCATGGGGCAATCAAAATCTAATTGAAACTTTTGGTCCATTCTTCCACAACATCTTCAAAGAAAATGTAATTTATAATGTTGGTGTTCTTGCTGGTCGTGGTTATGCAATGCAAGATTTAGCTGCAATGATTTTTACCATGTCAATCAATAGACCAATACCAATTGTAGACCAATCAACATTTAACTTTATGATTTCACAAGAACCATATTTGTCAACAGCAAGATATTGTAAATCAGAAGATGGTTGGGCTTGTCAACTAGGTACTACGGCAGACCCAAGTAAGATAGAGCAGTTCAGACCATTACTGTTGGAAGCATCACCAAAAATGATTGCAGGCAATGTTACAACTTCTAGAGGAAAAGACTTTACAATCGTGCATCAGTATGATAGAATACCAGAATGGCGCAAAATTATCGAGGAAAAATATAATGACTAAAAGAGTATTAATCACCGGCGGTGCAGGTTTTATTGCACACCACTTAATTGAAACAATTCTGGACACCACAGATTGGACAATCGTATCACTTGACCGACTAGATTTCTCTGGCAATTTAAATCGTCTTGAAGATATTATGAAGAAATATCCACCCGAACAAAAGAAACGGGTTGAAATTGTCTTTCACGATTTGAGAGCTGAAGTAAATCCACAGACTGCTGGTCTGATTGGTGATTGCCAACTTGTTTTACATCTTGCAGCTGGTTCTCATGTAGACCGCTCAATTGAATTTCCAATGGAGTTTGTGCAAGATAATGTTATCGGTACAGTCAA